TGGGGGCCGTTTGGTCAGCCGGGACATCGCTACATCGGGGCGGCGCATGAGCAGGGGCTTGCCGTCCGCGATAACCGCATGATGCGCGCGCTTGTCACTTCGGAGTGGTATCAATCCCTATGGCCGATCGCCATGACCGGCGACCAGAACGAGAAGCTTTACTTTGAAAACGAGGCGCGCGGCTTCCGGCAGGCTTGCGCGGTTGCCAGCATGACGGGCCGTCGCGGCCATACTATCGCATGGGATGATCCGCTTTCACCTGAGAAGGCACACAGCCCAGTGCACCGGGAAACCGCCATTCGCATCCTGTCAGAGACTGTCCCGACCCGGCTTAACGATCCGGCCAGATCGGCTATCATCGTCGTTATGCAGCGCCTGCACGAACAAGACCCAAGCGGTCACATCATCTCAAGCCAGCTTGGTTATGAGCATCTATGCCTGCCGATGGAATTTGAACCGGCCCGCCGATGCACAACCTCGCTGGGTTGGTCCGATCCAAGGACACAAGAGGGCGAGATACTGGACCCGGTGCGCTTTCCGCCGGAAACCATTGCCCGCGACAAGAGGGCCATGGGCGAATATGCCTGGGCCGGTCAGATGCAGCAACGCCCGTCACCTCTGGGCGGCGGCATCCTGAAAGACGAATGGTGGCGATACTGGCGCGGCCTGCACCCGACAACGGAATACCGCACGATCTATGCAGACACCGCCCAAAAGACAAAGGAGCAGAACGACTACAGCGTCTTTCAGTGCTGGGGCAAGTCGCGCCACGGTCAGGCGGTGCTTATCGACATGATCAGGGGCAAGTGGGAGGCCCCGGAACTCCTGGTCCAGGCCCGCGCCTTCTGGTCGAAACACGCGCAGATCGCGGGCATGGGAACGCTTCGCGCAATGAAGATCGAGGATAAGGCGAGTGGCACCGGGCTAATCCAGACGCTGAAGCGCGAGGGTATCCCCGTTATCGGTATCCCGCGCGATGTTGACAAGACCCGCCGCGCCCTCGACGTTGCGCCGCTGATTGAAAGCGGGAACGTTCTGTTGCCGCAGGATCACCCGCTTCTATCGGACTTCCTGGCAGAGGCCACAGCATTCCCGAACGGCGCACATGACGACATGCTTGATCCGATGATGGATGCCGTATCGGATATGCTGCAAACCCCAGCCCCGGCTTTCTACGTCGTTTGAATTGGCCGTCTAGCTTGGGCGGGAAGGTCATGCTATAAGGCGCAAAGCACGAGGAAATGCCAATGGCGTTCAGAGACTGGTTCAGGAAGCCCGAAATCAAGGCAAACCCAGTTGGGGAGGCTTTCCTCGTCTCTGGCGGTCAAGTGTGGCAAAGGCCAGCCAATACCCGCGCTTACATCTCGGAGGGCTACCAGCTCAACGTGGTCGTCTATCGCGCCGTCCGAGAGATCGCAGGTTCTGTCGCCGACTTTGTGCTTGAGGTCAAGCAGGGCGATAAGGTTCTGGACGCCCACCCAGCGCTTGACCTTCTGCGCCGACCGAACCCGCAACAGAGCTGGGACGGCTTCATCCAACAGGTTTTCATCGACTACCTTCTGACCGGCGAAATGGCCATCGTCGCGGCGAATGAGGGCATCCCGTCCGAACTGTGGCCGATCAGTCCGCTCAACGTGGAAGTCGTCCCTGGTCCTGGCGGCTTGCCGAAAGCTTACGTTCACAAGCTGAATGGATACACGCGGACATTTGACGTGGACCGGATCACCGGAATGTCGGACTTCTTCTTCATGAAGATGTATGACCCGACGAATTACTGGCGCGGTCAATCGCCATTGGTCGCGGCTGGTCTTGCCGCAGACACCCATAACGCCGGGATGCAGTGGAACTATCGCCTTTTGCGCAACAGCGCGCGTCCTTCCGGCCTCATCAAGATGACCGGGGAAGCCGGTGGCGAGATCGTCGGGCGGATCAAGGAGTGGTTCAAGGCAGCATATCAGGGCAATGCAAACGCGGGCGAAATCCCGGTTCTGCCAAGCGGGGCCGAGTGGGTGCCAATGGACAACTCGCCGCGCGACATGGACTTCGTGACGACCCAAAAGGAAGCAGCCAAGCTGATCGCCTCGGCCTATGGCGTTCCCCTGCCGCTGATCGACAATGACGCCAGCACCTTCAACAACATGGAGCAGGCCAAGGAACTGTTCTACACGGGGACGCTGATCCCTCTTTTCAACAGCTTCCTATCGCAATTCGGCAACTGGCTTTTGTCGCGCTATGGCGATGACCTTTCCTTTGGCATCGACATGGACCAGATCGCGGCTCTGGACGCTGCACGGGCGCGCAAGTTTGATCGGGTCATCCGGGCGCAGCAGGCCAATATCATCACGACCGACGAGGCGCGCGAGGCTATCGGATACAAGCCGGTCGGCGGCGCGGCCTCCATTCTGGACCCGATGGGAGGATTTGATCTGCCACCGGGCGAAGCACCTCCAAAGGCTCTGAAGCTGGTCTATGGCGATTAGCCCAAGCCATAAGCGGCAGGTTGCCATGATGTCCGCCATCGAGCGGCGCTTCATCCCGGAAATGCGGGCCGAACTTCGCGCGGCATATGGCTATGCAATCGCAGAATGGGAGCGCACGGGCGCGGTTCCGCAGATGCCGCAGCACCGGGCCGAGGTGCAGCGGATCGTGACGAGATATGCGACGGTCGCTGTCAAGGCTTTCGGCGCGCGGATACTGACCGCCCAGAAGTCAGGGGGCCTTGTCCTGGAGCGGAAAGACTTTGCCAGCACGGTTGCAAAGCTGGCGCTGCAATACATCACGCTTGAAGCGGTCAGGCGGCGGATCACCAGCATTGCTGACACCACGCGAAACCAGATGATAGCGGCAGCGGCAAGGGGCTTTGCGGAAGGGATGACACTGCCTGAAACGGCGGGCTTGATGCGTGACCTTGTGCCTGGGCTTTCCCGGTATCGGGCGGACCTGATCGCCAGAACGGAAACGCACGGCGCGGCGAATTACGGGTCCATCGGCGCGGCGAAGGAAACCGGCATTGTCCTGATGAAACAATGGCTCGCGGCGGAGGATGACCGGACGCGGCCAGATCATGCGGCGGCTAACGGGCAGATCGTCGGCATGGACGAGACGTTCGACATTGGGGGCGAGGCGCTGGCCTATCCTGGCGATCCGTCTGGATCTGCGGCTCAAGTTTGCAATTGCCGATGCGTGTGCGCGTTCATCCCACAGGATTAGCATATTTGCAAACCGGCCTTAGCTATGCTATGAATTTGCAAACTTGCGGGGCCAGGCATGGAATACAAGGCAATAGACCTTGAGGTCAAAGCCGACGACGACGAAGGCCGGATCGAGGGATACGGCAGCGTTTTCGGCGTCGAGGACAGCTACGGCGACGTAGTAGAACCTGGCGCTTTCGCCGCCACCGTGGCCAAGAGAATGCCGAAGATGCTCTGGCAGCATCGCTTCGATGAGCCAATCGGCGTCTGGGATGCGGTGACAGAGGACGGGAACGGCCTGCGCATGAAGGGCCGGATCGCCATGAAAACCCGGCGCGGGCAGGAAGCTTTCGACCTCATCAAGATGGGTGCGATGAATGGGCTTTCCATCGGCTTTCGCACCGTCAAGGATGAAATGGACGGCAGAATTCGCCGCCTCAAGGAAATCGACCTATACGAGGTTTCGCTTGTGACAATGCCCGCAAACGCGATGGCAACGGTCACGGGTATCAAGTCAATCGACAGTGAACGTTCCTTTGAAGCGTTCCTGCGCGAGAACGGATTTTCCCGCTGGGATGCGAAGACCATCACATCGGCGGGATACAGGGTATGGGCAGATCGGCGGGACGCTGAGGCCAATGTCCTTGATGCAGATCAGCGGGACGCTGAGGCACTGAAAAAACTTCTGGTGCAACTCACATATGGAGCGTCCAAATGACGGACCTTTCCGAGATCAAGGGGCTGGTCGAGAAGATCAACCCCGTCCTGACCGAACTCCGCAGCGAAGTTGAGGCGGTCAAAAACCGCGACGTGATCGACGAGGCCAAGTTCGACAAGATGGTCGAGAAGATCACGGCTGACATGGCCGAACTTCAGGCCAAGAATGCCAAGCTTGAGGCCGCGATGAAGCGTCCTGGCGGCGACGGCAAAGGCGACAATGCCGAACTTCTGGCCAAGGCGCGGGACACCTTCGATGCCTACGCTCGCAAGGGAACCCCGCCCACGGATGTCAAATACAGCGACACCGAGGGGCTGGAAATCCGCGCCATGTCCACGAACGTCCAGCCGGACGGCGGCTATCTGGTGCGCCCGGAACTGGCCAACTTCGTTGTGGACCGGGTTTTTGAAACGTCGCCCCTTCGCGGTGTTGCGCGGGTCGAGACCATCGGCAGCAAGTCGCTTGATGTGCTGATCGACGACAACCAGGCCG